GTCTACAAATGCTCTTTTAACTACAACATTACTGCCTTTTACAGGATTTGCAAGTATAAGACCAACATAGTCTTGATTGCTTGGTATACCACTTAGTGTTACTTGTAAATCACCTGTGTTATATTTCAAATCATCTACTATTTCATTTACATTTAAGAAATTACCTAATTCATTATATGTGATTGCACTAGGTCCTGTGCCTATAGTGACAGGTATATAATGACTGCTTATGTGATATGTTGTGGTATCAATTGTGAGATCAATCAGTGTGATAGGTGCAATGTTAGTGCCTTGTACTTCTGTGATAACAGTACTCATTACTCAATTATCTCCACGAATTCAAAATCACCACTAAATTCTATAAGATTGTGTGGTACTACACTATATGTTGGCGAAGTTAAGGCTTTTACTTGAAATGTTACATCTTTACCAAATTTAGGAGTTATGTTTACTCCCACAGGTGTATCTGCTGTATAAGGCAATAGACCTCTGTGTACAGGTACTCTCAAACTTGCACTACTGCTCCATGCTATATCTTCTGTGATTGTATACGGATAAGGATATGTACCTACAGTACCTTTTGGTTGTATGTAATCACCTTTCTTGAATAATGTACCACTTGGTGAACCTGTGACATTTACGGTATTGAGATATATGTTTGCTTCGCCTACTGTTAAATCGTTGCCGGCAGTGATAATTTGATCTAATTGAGGTTGAGATAAATTGCCTTGATATTCTGTGATATAAGCCATATTTGCATTTGTGCTACCTATATCAATAGTTTCCATTGTGGTTCTACTTGCATTATCTAAATCTTCTAATAAATTTCTATTTGTGCTATACTTTAGACCTTGTGGAGAACCCACACTAAATCTGTATATGCCTTGGCCTCTTTCTGCTGTTTTTACTCTGCCACTTCTACTCACTGTGAAACTGGTGACTTTTTGTCTATCTATGGTGATGTATGTTGCATTGTCTATGATTGTTTGAAATGACATGTTTATCCTCCTGGTAACCTTCTAGCACCTGCTTGTGTTACTGCAAATATAAATTCTGGATCACTTGCTACTAACTGTTGAAAACTTGGTGCATCTACGGCGTTTATGTTGTATGTGACATTTGTGCCACCCATTGCATGATTAGGCACTATACCTCCCATTGAATTAGGTACAAATATTTCTGGTCCTTTTTCGCCAACCAAATAAGGTCTGTTTCTCATAACAGGACCACCATTTGCTTTACCACCACCAAATATACCACCTAGGAATGAACCACCAAAGTCCATACCTGTTACACTACCACCTGAACCAAATTGTAAACCAAATATACTGGTCAGTATAGGTTGTATGATCATTAATCTCAATGCATCTGCTATAATTTGTGTGGTTAATGTTTTAAAGAATGTTCTAAATGATTCACCAGCACTTTTTCCTTCTAATAATGCTGTTGCTAGATCTGTACTTAAACTTTTTTGTGCTTGTCCAATTGTATCTAAGAAGTTTCTTAAACCTTCTTGATTTTTAAATTCTTCATCTAATTTGTTAATTAATGATGTTATTTCAGGTAAACTAAATTTTAAGTCTTCAAAATTATCTAATAAAAATTTTATAGCAGTATTATATTCTTGAGTAGTCGGAATTGTGTTTCTAAATACACCTTCGATACTGCCCATTGCTATTTTTACCCTTCCAGCAGATGTTGCCATGGCATCCATTATCTTAGTATCTTTTGCAAATGCGTCTGCTATTTGTTTGCCTATTTCTTCAACTGTAAGACCACCTGGATTTGCACCACCTAATAAATTGTATAATGATGCGGCTAATTCTCCGGAATCTTTGCTTAACTGTGATATTGCGGCGGAGGCATCTATTGCACCACTACCTAAGTTAATTGCTAAATCATCACCTAGGCCTTTTGCGGCATCGGCTGTTTTTTGTGCATCTGCACGAATCTTGGCCCCACCTGTTGTGAAGTCATCTACCAATTGGTCGACAGCATCTCTGGCAGTTGATACAGGTATAAATGTGCTTAATTCTGTTGATACATCATCAATTGCATCTAAGCCTTCTGTTCTTAATTTATTTGCGGCATCTGTGATGTTTTCAAAGAAATTGCTTACACTATCGACACCTGTGGTTATTTCTATGAGTTTGCCTATGCCTTGTCCTACATAGCCTATGCCTTCATATATGAGACCAAATGCTTTTACTACCACATTTGCCACAGTTCTTATTTGTTCACCAAAATTCTGTCTTATGCTTTGACCAACTCTACGCAAGAATTGACCCATACTTGCTACTATGTCTATGACTGTTGCTACTGCTCTTGCAAGTCTTATAACACCACTTACTACATTTTCACCTATGGTTTTTGCAAATTCTAATGCTTGTTTTTCATTGTCTCTGAATGTTTTTGTGATGTTTTCCAAGAATGATTGAAACTCTGGTTTGATTGCATCACCTAATGCGGCTTGAAAGTCTGTTACAGCATCGCCTGCCTGGTTAACAGCACCACTGTATGTTTTGTTTAGTTTTTCTGCACTACCGTCAACTTCTACACCAAATTCTCGGAATTTTGCAATAGTTTCATCTATACTATAAGTTACACCTGCTTCGAATCCTGCGGCTGCTAGTACACCTTTTTCTCTGAATACATCTGCCGCACCTGCACCAGCACTGAATGATCTCTGTATTTGTCCTGCGGCTGTTTCAAAAGGTATACCAAAGAGGCCGGCTATATCTGCGGCCAGTCTTATGTTTTCATCAAGTTCGCCTATGGTTCCACTTACTGTGGCTATACCAGGAGCACTTGCGGCTAATTCTTCAAATGCAACAGGTAAATCTCTTGCTACATCACGAATTTTGTTTAGTGCGGCTGCTCCACCTTCTGCACTACCTACAATGTTGCCTAATGTAACTTGTACATCTTCAAATTGTGCGGCAACACCTAGACTTTTACTTACTTGATTTACTGCGGCACTAACTGCTACAAAACCTGCGGCTAATGGCGCCAATCTTGCGGCTAATCCTATTATACTGCCTTTTGTTACATTACCTTGACTGCTAAATCCTTTCATTGAGGATTTGGCTTGATTCATTCCCCTGTTAAATTGTTTTGAATTAAGGGTTAAGGTTACTTCTATGTTCTTTGCCATCTTATGATCCTATCTTTCTAATTTGATCTGTTACCAAATTATCTATTTCTTTAGTTGCTGGCTCAGTGAAACCTTGTGGAGATTGTTTGCTCCACCCTGTGTCTAATCTGTCTGCATATGGATATCTTGAACCTATTACTGATTTGTCTTTTTCTAATCTTGTTCTGTTTCTAGCATTGCCTGATTTTATAGGAGTACGACTTTTGAGATATGGATATGTTTTTTCCATAACGAATTGAGGCATATCTTTCAATTCCTTGAACATGTCTACAACTTCTCTATCGTTTACTTTTATTCCCATAATATTGTTCTGCTAGTTTGTCTACCTGAGTTTTATTATATAATTCAGGTGGTAATGGCTTGTTTGCCTCTTTGTAACTATTTACTACTTCTGTGGTAACTGCTACATCGAATACCATTAAATCAAATGTATCGCCTTTGGCTAATATATTTGTTGGTAAAACGCCATACCTCTTTGCCATTGCATCAAGTAATAGTATGTAATTTGTACTAGGCGAATTTTCTTCTATACTATGGGACGTTATTTTCCCAATTTTTCGCCTGCAACTTTCATACATGCACCAATCACATCCATAGGTAACTGTAATCCATCTTTCATGATTTTTTCACCTTTTTCGTTTAGGATTATTTCTTGAATCATATTAACCATGCTTTCTGTGGTTTCACCCTCTTTAGCACTTGCTAACTTGGCAAAAACATCTAGAGGTTGTCTATCATACATGTAGAACTCTAATTCATCTCCGTATGTTTTTACAATTTCTTCGTCTTTTATGGTCAACTTGATTAGTTGAGGTTTTTGTGCGAGTTTACTTAACTCCATATCTTACTCCTTTATATCTCTATCTTTTAAATTGTGTATAGCACTTAAACAAAATGCTATTCTATTTTGTGCTTTGCGGATATCTCCTTCAGCACATCTAACTTCATTCTGAGCCTTTGCTATCTCCGACTCCATCGATTTCAGTATCTCCTGAATCGAGTGTTTGTTCCATATCTGCATAACTATTTACCTTTTCTTTCTTGGGTTTTTTGTGTGAACTATCTGGTAATTCTATGCCATGTTCTTTGGCATATTCATCTAGATCATGCTCTACACCATCAACAGTGATTACACGATCACTTCTACCGTGCCATACACCATCTTTATATAATCTCAAAAACATGTGTTTCTTCATAATATTCTCCTATAAAATAATCTCCCCCAAATGAGGGAGACTATTATTGTTTTGCATTCAACGATTGTTTACCTTAATTAAGGTGTAACATCCGTGCTTAGATCGCCATCCACTTCAATTGTGATCGGAGTAATAAATACTGCGCCATCTTGAGATGCGGTTGGAGCCAATCCACTCAAGAAACCTTCTCCTTGAATGTATCTAGCACCTGAACCTTGTCCCTCAAAAGCAACACTAAAATGAACATTTGATTTATTATTCTGAGTACCAAATAATCCATTATTTGCAACACTATTTGTTGCGTTTGCTCCATCACCAAAGAAAACATCTTCGTCTACTAACACATTCAATGTGATCTGGTTAGTAGAAGGTGTTGTAAATGCTTTTTCACTTGCGGAGTCTAGAGTTTTATATCTGACTACACCAGTTGAAGCATTAACAGTGATGTCTTGCATGAAAGGCACGACTAAACCTCCTGCGGCACCTGGTACTGATTGTGCTTGTGTACCTAGCCTTAGGATTGCTTTGTTTCCTGCTGTTACGTTCATTACTGCCATTGGTTTCTCCTTTTTGTTATACAGTTACAAACCGATAATCGAACTCATACGTTATGTAATCTGCTACGATTTCGGTACTTACCTCACATTCTTTGATATGAGGTCCACTTATGTCTAATCTTTCTGCTACAATGCTATCGATGACATTATCGATATCACTGGGTTGATTTTTGGCATCAACAGTTAAGTATGCTGTCACAGTAGTTTCTTTTTCATATATATCATTGCCATCTAGACTGTTATATAATTCACTAACACTGAGGTTATCTTGATCTACATACACATTCTTTTTGTTTTTGATATCTAATCTTTCTCCACCACTATTCCAAGGTAGTTCACTACTAACACTAACACTACTAGATGCTAGTGCAGTAGTTAAACCTGTGATTAAAGTGTCTCTAATCGCCATACTATCTTACTCTTGCCAAGTTACTTCGACCCCTGGTACGTCTAGTTTGACGGAATCTCACCATTTTTTCATCTGAATCAACGACTGAGTCACCATCTGAACTATACCAATCCATTATGTCAAGTAGTTCTCTAAATAAATCATCAAACTTACCTTCATAATATTGGATCTTTTGAACTTCTGCACTTTCTGGATTACCAAAGTCTGCTACTTTAGGCAAAATGTATTCTTTTAATGTATAATAACAGCACATGTCTGTGAAGTCACTTTTACGATTAACTATGTTATTTGGGTTAAATGCTGGTAAATCGTTTATGCTGTCATAACCTTGACCTGCATAACCCAAATATTCTCTCCATCTTGCACTTGCACGAATCTTTTCATTGATTCGATTAGTAGACTTTGTTGTTAAATCCTCAATGTAGTTGTCCAAACTACCTGGAGTATCAGGCACATCTGTAAAGTTAATCTCATTGGCTTCAAAAATCCTTTGATCTTTATCCTTTACGTCTAATGCTTCTGCGTAACTTAGTACGTTTCCTCCTGATACTATAAATGCCATAATCTAACTCCTATTAACCAGCAGATGCTAAACCTTGTGGTAAATTGTTACTTCTTACAAATTGGCAACCAATTGCCTGAGTAATTAGACCTTGCAACAAGGCATCATTTGCTAAATCTTGAGCAACTGAACCAATTGATCCACTTGAGATTCCGCCAATACCATTAAGTTCTTTAGCCAATGCTAATTCTTGTGCTGGTGTTACGAATGCCCAGTAGTAGCCTCCTAGTGTCGGAGAGTTACTTGCTCTTAGTTCTGCCACAGACGTAGAAAATTGGTCTAATGATGCACCGTTTGATCCACCAATTACTCCGTTAGTTGCAATACTTCTAATGAAGTCTGTTCTTAACTGAGCAAACCCATTACGTACTGTTGCAACTATGTCATGATCGTCTGACGAAACGTCGTTGAACATTTTAACTGTAGGTTGTCTTTTTACTGCGTATGCAACTGCTTCTGGTGACATAACTACTGCTAAGTCACAGTCATTGCCTAATGTGCCTGAGGCGACACCATCAGCACCAACGTTGACGTTTGCAATGTCTGTCAATGCAGTTTCTGAACCACTTAATGCGACTCTGAAACCTGCTACGTCTGTTGCTTTTGCAATAGCACCACTCAATCTTGTTACGATTGCGTTAGATACTGTTGCTAACCCACCATCTTCTAGTGCTTCTTCTGAGATTGTGCTACCTGCACCTCTTTTGTTCACTGTTAATGAAGCAGTTGTAGGGTTGAAGTTGAATCCGTCATTGATAAGACTAGTGCTTTCTGAAACACTTGAGTTACCTACGGGCCAACTGTTTGTTAGTGGAATCTGCATTTGATTGCCGATTGCACCTTCTAATGAATAGTTATTCAAAAGGACTGCTGGATTTGGTAATAATACTGCGTTATCGTAGTCATTGTATATTCACACAAGGTCGTTAATCTTGTATCGGCATCTTGCCTGCTAACAGTTTCCTGCTAGATTAGACTATATCATCATCCCTTAAGGATGTGTGGCACTTCGGACTACTTAGTCCTACTCCCTCTCGGGATAGTCGTTGCACCTTCCTAACTATTGCTAGGCTTGGCTCAGGATTGTCTTCAACATTACTTGCTAAGAGGTTCCCTGAATTCACCACATTCTTCGATAAGGATTTCTCCTTAAAGCCGCCCTACTATATTAACGGTATCAAATCTGCAACCACATTTGAATATAAATCACTAATATCACTTGTTGTAATTGCCATTTTATGGTCTCCTATTATAATTTATATTACTAGATAGATCTTATTTTACGAGTTCTATCCATGTGTTTTTTAATCATACCATCTGTGATTTGTTCACGTGGTATGTTTTTATTTGCATTTCGCACTTGAACGTATGCTGAACTGTATTCTCTATCAGTTTGCAGTCTCTTTGCATCGACTCCTCTACTGTTTGATTGTACGTCTGCAGGCGTTCTATCTGCGTCGAATGTATCTACACCTTTTTTGGCAAATGGTAAGCCTAGACTTTTACCAACTACTTCTACAGCAGTCTTGTAGTCTGGTTTTTCACCATCTACTGTTAAGTAATCATCACCGTTTTTGATTGCGAACGTCTCGCCTTCCATTAACAGCATGTTTCTGGCTTTCATCAAGTCTACCACAGCATCTTTTTGCTCTGTTTTCCAAGTAGTAGGCATATTATCCTTTAAACTGGACACATGCTCCTTTACTGCATAGTCTGTTTTGACTCTGCTGAGTTCTGCTTTCAGTTCTTCAACTGTGGCTTCTCTTTTCTGTACAGCATTTCTCAATGCTTCCACATCTAATGATGTGTTTTCTGGAGTAGCACTTCGCAGTTCTGTTACTACCTTTTTAACTTGATCAATGCTATCAACATCTAGATCACTTAGTATTCTACTTTCAACTTGTTTTTGTGCATTGGCGGCAATTCTGTTTGTGTCGTCTCTAGAGTAAACTCTAACTCCGTCTACATACATTTTACCATCCTTTTGCTCAACTACTGGCGTTGAAGGTGTATTTACTTTTTCTTCTGATTCTTGGTTTACGACCTCAGTATCAGTACTAACTGGTTGCACGGTTTCGCCTGCAACGGGCGTATTTACATCTAGTCCTTCTGACATAGTTATTCTCCTGTTATCCCTGAGTGGGGGTTATATCAAGATTTCTAAAGACCTCTATCAGTACTGGTACTATCCAGTAGTTCTTCAAGTCTTATGCGAATCTTGTCACGCATTTGTTCTTTAAATCCTGTGTCTTCTTCGAAGTCTACACCTGGATTTGCTCTTTCTAAGTTCTGTTCATATTCTGCATGAGTATTAAATGGCATATAAACTGTTACTCCATTTACTTCATGACTGTGTACGCCAGTTCCTCCTAACCTACTTGCTTCTGCTTCTGCTTGTTCTGGTGTTTCAAATGTTGCGGCACGGAATGGTGTTGTGCCTACAAACACTTCATCATATTTGTTTACCACTCTCATGAGTGTGTCAATTTCTGTTAATTCGTGTTCTAATGCACGTTTGTTATACTGTCTGTTATAACTTATGCGGAAGTCTTCTGGTACTTGTTGATTTGTCCAATCGAAATATATATCGAATAATTTACTTTCTGCATTTTCTATGTTAGTGGCTTTCTTTCTTATTAGTGCGGCCAGTTTATCATCAAATACTTCTATTTGTTCACCACTTCTGGCACTCTTAATTAAATCTTCACTACGCAACATTGCTATTTGCGTCATTTTGTCTATTTTGCTGTCTATGAGTTCACGTATTTCTGTGATGGCATCTAGACTAGGTGATTTGTACTCATACACATAATTTTGTTGATCACCTGTTAAACCACCCTGTACACGAACTATAGATCCAGGCTCGGCTCCCACTTGTCCATCATTTAGTGCATCTGTGGTTTCATCTAGTATCAATGTAGGGTGTGCTGAATATGTTATTGCACTATATATTTCTGCACTATCACCGTATATGCTACGTTGTATTTGTGCTACATCAAATATAATAGTACTGCCTACATTGTTGTATACTTTTACATTTTGATATACTGTGACAATAGGTATATAACCTAATTCATTTTCCTGACGTACTCTATAGGTGCTACCGTCTAACTGTTCTAATAGGTCACTTTCTATAGGTGGGACATAATCGTCATCGTCTTCATGTCCTACAAATATAGTGTCTATGAATTCATCTGTTATTACTCGATAGACATTGTGATGATCTGAATCTTCTACTTTTATCACTATACTGTCCATTCGCAAGTTGCCATCTAAGTCATACTTGTAACTCCAGTTTGTAACGTCATCTGGTGTGTGAATTTTAAACTTGGGTATGTCACTGCCAATTGGCTTGTAACAGCCTATGTGTATAACACCATACACAGTTGTGAGTACATCTACTTGACTCATGAATTCATTTAGATCGTTGCCTTCACCGTCTACGTCTTGCATAAACTGTTGCATATCTTGGCTGTCGCCTAAATTTCTCTGTGGTGGGTTGCGGAACAGTATAGAATTATATTCTGAAGCAATTAATTTAACATAATTGTATATGGGAGTGTTTTGTATCTTTTCATTGTAGAAACTACCAGCCATGCTGTCTAGGCCTTTTTCAGTACCAACTCTACTGGTGCCATGTTCTATTTTGGCTTTTTGCTTGTATACTATACTGCCGTCATCTGCTTTTTCGTATGTGTTGACAGTTTCACTAGGCGTGTTTATGTCAATTTGATATGCTCTCAAATATTGAGCATCTTTGTATTCAGGGCCTGAATGGTAAGAATTTATGGCTAAACGCCAATCTCTAATATACTTATCGTATAGAGAATGCGTGCCAGTGATATAATCTAGATAGTCCTGCAAGATATCTCCTGGTTAAATTTACTGTTATTGATCAACAGCATTATTTATCTATATTTATAGAAATAGGTTGACATACCCTTATATTTCTGTATAATACAGTTATAGAGATAAATAAATTATTATATAAAGGAGAATATTATGGCTAAAAGAACTGATTTCAAAGAGAAATGGGGCATCAGTTGTAAAGAACTTGCAGAATTAGAAGGTGTCACATGTGAAGCAATTCGTATGCGTGTGCGTAACTTTGGTACACCATTTCAAAGGCGTGGTAAACCAACCAAGTTTGAAATTAAGTATGGTAAAACATTAGGTGAACTTGCACTAGACTTAGGCATACATCCTATCACAGTTGCACGCCGTGAATACTTATATGGTGACGTATATTACAGCACATTTGAAAAACCAGAACTACAAGGTAAGATACTAAACGAACGTGGCGAACATTGGACTGTGAATCCTAAAATGACCTATGTGAAGATTGCACCTACTTATATGGAACAGCATGAGAAATACGATAGATCCACATGATGAATTCAAAAGATATTTTGTTGCTGTTGTAAATGATTACCTTAAAGATCCTACAGATAAGAAACAAACTAGATTAAGCCAATTGGTGCGTGATAGCATAGAACTTGACAAACAGTTGTTATACTGGTTTAATGCTATGTTTAAATGGCGCAACACTCCGCAAGGACTACATGTTGCCTTTAGAATACAACCACCTAATATACCTAATTAAACTAATTTTTTAGTGTTGATCTCTGAACCATAACCCACTAATAAACAAAATAGTGTTAATGGCAAGAACCATAAATTGATTAAACCTAACATATGACCCCATACCAGGCTAATGCCTGTTAAGGTAAATGTGTTTAATGCTGTACTAATTTTCTCTGTTGGTAATTTCATCTATATCTCCTCCTGTTAATTCGGCCTTAAGGCCACCGTATTTTCCCATATCATATTTTACTTGAGAAATAATATCTTCTAATATACCTCTATAACTGAATTGTTTTTGAAAACAATAGCCCATATCATGTGGACGAGAATTTCTATATGTTATAGTGTATATTGCATGTACTGGCTTATTTGCTGTGTTTTGTTTTTGTTTTGTTTTTTTCATCTTTGCCTTGTTTAAATATTTTATCCCAGTTATCAGCATACTTCTTATCGTCCTGGCTACTGCGTCTGCCAGAACCTTTGCCACCGTGCCAATTACTCTTCTTCATTGGGATCACTTACTACTTTGCCGTTTATTCGCATTTTGAACTTGGGTTTAGGCTTGTCTTTACGCCATTCTATCTTGTCATAACCTTGTTTGTATTGTTCGTCATTGACACCTGTATTGATAGTACTGCTGGCACTCAAACCTTCTTTCTTGTCACGTTGTGCTCTCAAGAATGGATTTTTGGCTATTATGCTTTCGTTCTTCTTCCATTGCGATGTTTTCTTATCTGGTGCCTTTGCCCATGGTTTTTCACTTTTCATCTTTTCGGCCTCCTGTGATAACTGTGAAACTATAACAGGTAGGATTAGTTCTTCCATATATGTTAGTTTGCACACTACCGTATTTGCTTAATATTTTTTCCCATTCTGCATAACTTTTGATATTGATATGCAATTCCATTTCATGCTTTGTGGCACGTCTATTGCTTATGGTCAAGTATGCTACACCATCTACTACCCTAAAGAACTCATCTAATATCTGTTCTGTCATTTCTGGCAGATAGTGTTCCATAGCATCGCAATTGGTCAAGAAGTCAAACTCACCATCTTCAAAAGGCAGTTCATGGCTCCAAGCAAATTGCACATCATCACTTAACAGTTCTTGCACTATTTCTGTGCCTTGACTGGGTATATCGAATGCACGGACATGTTTGATAACTTCGCCTCTGCCTGCACTTACATCTAAATGATTGCTAAAAGGACCATACTGATTGATAAGATCTGATATATCATTAAGTGTGTTATCACGTCTATAAGGTCCAAGTTTATACTCTGGATCTTGATAACATATTTCATATTTCTTTTGTTCTGCAATCAATTTATTCATAATGCACCTAATTGTTCCATGTATGTACCACTGCCATTGAGCCTGCTTTTGACTTCTGCAAACAATGCCTTTAACATAGGATTACTGATACTGGCATTTATACGTCTATATAGATTTGTGGGCATATCACCGCCATACACATTAAAGTTGCTTACACCATCCCAAAGTATGTGTGGTTCCCAACGACTTGGCTTTTGATATTGACTGTTGCTGTACAGTCTGTATGTTTCGCCTAGTTTTATAACATTAGCATAGGTAGATATAATTATGGCTTCACTGGCTCCACCATATTGCATAGTGTCAGCACAGGTATCTGCTATGCTCACTAACCAACGTGTGTCCAATTGTGAGAACAATTTCTTATAATCGCCTTTTAGTTGTGTGTGAAATTGTATTACATGATGTTGTGGGTCTATACCACGCCTTATGTGTACTATTGCACTGATAACTTTTTTGACTTCTTCACTGGGTGGTACTTCTACTGTGATGTCTTCACCTTTTTCATTTTGTTCTGTTACTGTGGTGGATAGTTCACGCCACAATGCGTTTAGATGTTGTTGTACATCTGGCCATCTTTGAAAGTTCTGCTTCATGATATCATTGTTCCTGTATTTCTACGTCTTTGTGCATATATGTTTTTGAATTTGTCTTGCTGTAATGGGAATAATTGCCATACTGCATATTTAAGAGCATCAAACATACCATCATACATGCCTGTTTTATCTGGAGTTCTGGTACCCTCCTTGTAACTGAATTTGTTCAAACTATCTAAAGTGTGTCTGCATTTTGGATCTACCCATAACTTTATTTCGCCACTAGTACTGCGTAATCGACTGTTCACTGCCGCAATAGCATCTTTAACAGGCGGATTTGTTTTGGGTGTGCGTACTTTGAATCCTGCATTGTGTAATATGATGTGATCAGTTAGACCATTTGCTGAAGTTTTGCGTTGTGATCCACTGGCATCTGGATATACAAATATCATGCGTCTACCATATCTACTCTGTATCTCTTTGCACATGTCATGAGTACTGGCATTCATTAACTGTATTTCATCGACTATGTGTAGTGTTTCACGATTTTGTAACATAACACATGCCGCAAAACGATCTGTATTGAAATCCATTCCAATGTGTAATGCATTTGTGGGTGATATTTGTGGTGCTGGTTTGATGTTTTCTGGAGTAAATGCATAGGCGATTATACCTGCGGCATCTTCAAATTTAGCATTGAATTCTTGTGAGAAAGTTCTTTCGTCTAAATCTCTTTTGGCGGCTTCTATTTCTTCTGGTGGCACATGTCCGCCTTGTATGGTTGTGTATTGATGACTGCTCCAATCCTTTAACTTACCACCATTGCT